GACCCTCCCTCTGGAACCTCGGTGGACTCTGAGGTGGGCACAGGTCTGGCACCGTCTTCCTCAGGGGTCTTTCCTCCCAATTCGGACTGTAGTTCATCCCGAAGACGACCAGCCTCGCCAGCAATGGCATCCTGCTCTTCTTCAGTTCTTGACGCGAAGGTGCCGTGGCCTTCGCGGTCCTCATTGGTTTTATCGCTACGAGCCTCTGGCTTTTCTTCCGCCTCTCCTACTGGCGTCTCGCCAAGAGCCTCCTCCCTTACGGATCGGGCCTCAGGTTCTCGGAGCCTCCTGTCGGTGTGGTCGTCAAAGTCGAACAGCAGTTGCGTCATAGGCCCTTCGCTGGGAGACGGCTTCGGAGGGAGGCCAGCCTCGCGGGCAGCCTCTCGGATCATCTCGAAAGCCTTGGCGTAATGACCGTTCTTCGTCCACTTGGGCGCGTTGCGGTAGAAGAAGTTCCTGATCCTCTCGAAGTCGGTCGTGTTTTTTCGTGCCATCTTGTGAAGCACGCCGCTCTTCTTGAGGTTTTGCTGCAACCAGACCGTCGTGGCTTCGCGGTCCAGTTGCCTCTCAGACGTGCTTCCGTCGTCTGCGTCCTTGTATGCCTTTCTGGCCCTGAGCCATCCAGACTTGTCGTGTTCGAGGATGTAGTCTACGAGGTCGTCGTAGGAATCCGTCTGCTCAAGGCTGTGCCCAAGCTCGTGCAGGTAAAGGCCCTGCACCTCGTCTTTGAGTGACAGCCCGCCCTGCGTCATCTGCTGGACCCTCTTGCGGGTCATCCAGATCGTCTTGTCGGAAGTTATGTGAATCCCGTCAACGTCCGACTGGACTCCCTCAGCGTGGCCCGAGTCGACTATTCGCAGCTTGTACCCGTACTTGGCTCCAAGCTCGTTGTGCATCTCGACGATTGCTCGCTCGGCCTGTTCGACCTCAGCCTGCGCCCTCTTTCCCTGCGGGGCACCGAGAACGACTCCGGGCAAGACCTCGTAGGCCTCCTTCCCGAACACCTCCGGCAAGCCCGAGTCTTCGTCGATCTGCCAGCCTCCGACCAGAGATTCCGCGTCCACCCCGTACTGGGAGGCCAGATCCTCGATGTCTACTCCGAGTTTCTTGTTTCGGAGCATCTTGAGCAGAAGCTCTTGGGCCTCTCTCCTGCCCTCCTCGGTCTTCAGTTGCTTGGTGTCGTACACTGCACCGGAAGCCTTGAGCAGCGACTCGATAGCCTTAGCGTTTGTCCTGCTCGGACGGTGGAGGAAGCGGCGAACTCCGTGCGAGACAGGGCCGGGTCCGGTCAGGAACATCATCGCGGCTGTCGTGTCCCAGACAGTGTGCTTGATGACGTTCATCATCGGAGAGTCCCACACGTCTCCGTTTTTGTCTTCCCAGTTGGCGGCGTTCTCTGCACCCGGAATCCTTGCAGCCTGAACCATCGTTTGCCCGATGGACGTGACGACTTCCTCGGCCACCTCGCCGCCGCCGTTTATGAGGGCTTGGGTGGCCGAGCTGCCCGTAAACTGACGAAACCTGCCCCTGAGGTCGTTTGTCACAGCCTTGGTCACAGCCTCGGCAGCCACCCTCGAACCAGTGTCCTTGGTGGCACCGCCCGTCAGGGCACCGAGGCCACGGCTCGTAGCAGTCCCGCCCTTTTTGAACAGCCCGGCAAACTTGGCGTCTATGTCTTGGAATCCGGGGACAACCTTACTTGCCCCGTGGAACGCGGCCATCGTCCCGATCTCGATGGCAGCCATAGTGGCACCGGTCTGCCAAGAGTCTCCCTTGGACAGCCCTGCCCCCCGTGCGTTGTGGTACTCCCTAGAGAGCGTGTCCATGCCGTAGATGGTGTAGACGCCAGCCATAGCTGGGGCACCAACAATCCCTCCCGTTGCCGCTACGGTGGCGGAGGTGGCGAGCATGTCTGTGGCTGACTTCAGCCCCTTGACCCAGAACTGGCGGGCTTCGCTGAGGTCGCCCATTTTCATTGCAAGGTCGAAAGCCTCCTCGACCCGCTCGTCTTGGCGGTAAAACTCCTGCATCGTGGCTTCGTCGGCCAAGCCGGTAAGTCCGTAAACTGCACCGAGCTTTCTGTGCGCTGAATCCAAGCCTCTCTGGATGGCCGCCACCTCGAAGGCGCGTCCCCGCTCTTCGTACTTCTGCGCCAGCTTGGCAACCTTCTCAGCTTCCTGCTGGGCGTCCAAGGCTTCTATTCGAGCCTCGTTCAGATCCATCTTCGCGATGCGATCTTCGAGCGGACCCTTGCTGGACTGAAATCCGGCCCGGAGTTCGTCTATGTTTTTTATGGCCATCCCGTACCTCTTTATGTTCGCCTGCCGTGTTGTGTCACATCGGACTCTGTAGCCACCACGGCGGGGCTTGTCCCCGTTGTATCGTACTCTCTGGACTCGGGTCGCCTGATGCGTCTCTCCGCCTTGTTTTTGTTACAGGGTTGAAGGATTCATACGGAATCTCCTCGTGCAGAGCCTCTATCCGACGCTCAAGCTCTTCCTCTAGAGCCTTCAGCTCGCGGCTCCGCTTTGGACCAAAATTGTCCACTCCGTCGGAACGTTTGATTCCATCTAGCTGAGTTTCTCGCAGCTTCTTAACTTTCTTGGCAACCGAAAGTATCTTCTCGGCGTCATCCCCGAATCGCACACCGAACATTATTGCTTTCGGGTTTCGTCCCGTCCTGCCATCCAAGACGTCCTGAGCTGCGTCCATGCTGCCTACCGCGACATCAATCGCGGTGAACGCCTTGTCCACGTTCTCCAATTGCTCAGAGGTGCCCTTGAACAATTGGCTTCCATATCTCGCTTCATGTTTTTTATCCCGCTCTTCTTGTCTGGCTGCCTCTATCGCCGCACCCCTTAGCCACGGCATTTTTCCGTACACCTTGTTCGCGAATTCGCCACCCGGATCTCTCTTGATCTCTTCCCATGCGTCTTCGGAAATCGGCGGCTTGCCGAGCACTGGCGTAGCAAGGCCGATCTGGGTCGTGGCGGTGTCGCTCTCCTCAATGGGTTCGACAGACATAGCATCCCTGACCGTGATTGTTCCTTGCAACGCCTGATTGATCCTCTGCTGCCTCTCTTCTCTTTCAGTCCTTGCTTTTTGGTGGGCCATCACAGACCTAGCCCGGTCCCCCAGCAGGCCCTCCTCTTTTACGTAGGGTGCGAGGGCGGCAGAGGTTTCAAAGTCCACTCTCTCTGAGTACCTCTCGCCAATATCTCTAAGCTCCGTGTTTAGTTCACCCATCCTTGTGTGGTATTCGCCCCACTTGGGGTGGCCCTCTTTCCAGTCGTCCCCTTCCATAAGATGCTGGAATTGCTCGTTTAGTGTTTTTGTTTTTTCTTTGACGTGGTCTCTTTCTTCTTTCGCCAAAGCCGCAGCCTGCTTTCTGATGCTCTCTATCTGGCCATTGACGTGGCCAAGCTCAAGCATCTCTATCCTCTTTCGCTCCAGCTTTTCTTTCTCCAGACTCCCTTGCATGTCGTTCCACTGACCGTTGACGACGTTGTACAGCCTGCCGTCGGGGCCGGACACAACAGAGTCGAAAGGCCTCACTGCCGCAGGTAGCTTGGAACCCATTACGCGAGACTCAAGATACCCATGCTGCTCTGCCCTCCAGATGTTTATGTCGCTCTGGGGGACGCCCTGCATGGCCTTCCTCATGGCCATGTTCTCAATCTTCTCTCGGCCAGCCTTTATCTCTTCGACTCGCTGCTCTCTGACCCGATTGTCGAAGTCGTGCTGCCACTGGATCTGACTCTGCTTTATCTTCTGGCTGTGGTCGAGCCTTGCTATATGCTGCTCTTGCTGCTTATCCATCCGCTCCAAGACTCGCCGCTGGTCCTCTTCGGGTCTACGGGTGTCTTGGAGGAACTTGGTGAAGTTCATCGCATCGGAAAGCATCTGCCGCTTTGACTGCTGCTCGATCTGAGCCTTGTTGTCAGAGTACTTGCGCGCACCAGTTCCAAAGGAAAGCGCGCCGCCGATTCCAGCAGAAGGTCCGAATGCTACGTTTACAGGCATATTCTTGTCCTAGAAAATCTTGTCCCAGAGTTTCTTGGCCTTCTTCTTGTGCTTCTTGAAGAGCCTGCCGGGGTCTCGGAGGGTCTTCTTTAGCGACTTCATCTGCCGCTTGCTGAACCTCTTCACGTCCTCTTCGGCGTCGTCGTAGAGGTTGTCGATCTTTTCCTTGTTGTTTCTGTAGACGAGGTAGGCCCCGATGGCCGCCGCCGCAACTGGTGCTGCCGGGGAGGCTAGGAGTGTCGAACCAAGTGTCATTGCCCCTTTGCCCAACCCCAAGGCCGCTCCCTTGGCGGCAGTCCCCAGTCCCGCCAGCTTCCCGCCGATCAGGGAGGCACCAGATCTGGCACTCGTGGCCAGCCCGCCAAACTTGCTCGCAAGCCCGCCTTGGTCTGTGGCGGTTGCGTAGCCTGCGTCAAATCCCGAGCCTGCACCGCCGGGGCTTTGGCCCCTGAAGTCCATCTGGGACCAGTCCATGCCTCCCGATTCGGCAGGACGCCACGGTATGCCCGCCGCACCTCCCTGCCCGTAATCATACGTCGGGGCACCACCACCACCGCCGCCCTTGAACATCCCGCCAATGCCGCCGATGATTTTGCTGAGATTGCTCTGGCCGCCGCCGCCGGGAACAATCCCCGTTGGCATTCCACCGCCACCGCTTCCGCCACTACTCTTGGTTAGCCAGTCCAGACCTGCACCCAGAGCAGGGCCTTTCCACCACTCCTGCTGCTTGGGAGGCTTCTGGCCCAGACCGGCGGCACCAGCTTGCATCATCTGGTTGTAGAAGCCGCCCATGTCTGGCTGCTGGAAGCTGGCTGCATTGAGGACGTTGAGGCGTTGCCCGGCCAGCCTCTCTTCGAGTCCAGTTCTGGCTCTGGCTTCCCGCCCCGCCAAACCGGCGGACATCGCAGACCCTACAGTTGTGCTTCCAAGGCCTCTGGCCGCCAAGGACTGACTGGCACGCCCTCGCTCCTGAGAGAACACGTCCGTGATCTGCTGGCGACCCGCCACGCCCAGCCTGTCGACCTCGTTCAACTGTGCAGAAAGGAGGCCAAGGTTGGCCTGCTGAGCCATGTGCTGAGACTGCCCCATCTGGGACGTCATCATTCCCATGCGGTCCTTCCAAGACATCTTGGATATCTCTTCAGCACTCGGCATCGCGCCTATGCCGAATCCAGCGATGGGGGAGAACTGCCCCTGCTCATCTTGCTGCAATCCAAGTGATGTGTAACTGTTAGCCATTTTACCATCCCACAAACATCAGGAATGCTGAACCGTCTTCTTCAGTGTCGAATGAGCCGACAGGGAGTACCCTGAACCTCACCCCGATAATCGAGGCACCTACCGACTTCAGCGTCTTTGGTGCAACAGGGGTTATGTTCACCCCTAGGGGCGATGGACCCAGCCCTGATTCTACCGAATGTTGTGGAATAACCCACTCTATATTCAGTGGAGACAGCTTCAGTGTGGAGTCGACTGTGACTGGCCGGACGGTCCACTCTAGGGTCAGTGGACTCGGGTCTAGGGATGATTCTAGCTCCGGGGAGACAACGCTCCACTCCAAGGTGAAGGCTGTCGCGGAAAGCACCGTCTCCACAGTGGCGGGCTGCACGGCCCATTCCACTCCGAGAGGGGAGAGGCTTAGGGTTGAATCCAACGTGACGGGCTGGACGGACCAATTCAGGTCCAGCGGGTCCACGAAGGCCGTCCCTCCCGTCGAAATGCTGTGGCCTACTACAAAGAACTCCACGTCCAGCGGGGAGAGCCGGAGGGTCGACTCCAGCCCCGGCTGAGGCAGGGTCAGGCTCACGGACATAGCGGAGGCACCGAGACTCTTCTCGATACCGACTCCCACTACGGTGATCTCCAGATCCAGAACCGTAGCGTCTACGTCCTTCAGCCCTACTTTTACGATCTGCGGCGCAACAACTGTGATCTCGACCGAGACCGCAGAGACATCTGCCGAAGACAGGAGTTTCGGCTGAACTACCGCGACCTCCATTGTCAGGGCGGCAGGAGACACGATGGAAGTCAGGCTTGGTGCTACAACCAAAAACTGAACTTCCAGCGGCACCGGGTTGACGCCAGAGACGACCTCCACGCCGAGGACTGAAACCGAAATCGCCAGAGAGGAGGGCGACAGGATGGAGGCCAGCTTCGGCTCCGCTACCGTGACCTCCACCACCAGTGGGGCCGGGGAGACTGACGAAACCAGCCTTGGCTGAACTACCGTGACCTCCACTCCCGGCGGGGAGGCGGACACCGTAGAGACCAGTCGCGGCTGAACTGCCGTGACCCTCACTTCCGGTGGGGAAGCGGAGTACGACTTCTGCCGTTCGACCGAAAGTTCGAGAATGACCTCCACTTCCAGAGGAGAAGCGGAGACAGAGGACACTAGCCTGTGCGCAACAACAGACAGGTCCAAGTCCAACGCCGGAGCGTTGCGGACTATTGGGGGCTTTACTGTTCCAAGGAGTAGCTGGAACATGTGGCATCACTCCTAGCCTCGGCTTGGAGTGCTGCTAACTAGATGCTTGCTGCATACGGAGAATGTCGCCACTTGAGGCACCCGAGTCCCACTTGATCTTCACGTCAGAACCGTCGGTCTCGATATCACTGGAAAAGTCAACGTAGCAGACCGGGATGCGGGTGCTTTCGTTGATGGTGCCGCTGCCCGGCTGCCAGTACACCAGTGCGCCTTGGATGTCTCTGTCTCCTGCGGAGACATTCTCCCACTCCACATTGTCGCCAGACCAGTCCATCCGGTTGCTTTCGATAACGGCGGATGGGTTTCCGATAGTCTGGTCGGAATCTTCGTCGTAGGCCCCCCCATCCGCATTGCCGTTGAAAATGTCTATTCCGTCGTCTCCAACGGCTTCAAGGGCCGTCAAGTTGGCGGCTCCCCTCGCGGCTTCGGTGCCGCATTCAGAGTCGGTCATGCAGAGGCGAACCTTGAATGTGTCGTTTTCCAGATCAATCAGCTTTTCGGAGAGATTGAGCATGAATTGGTTGTAGACGATGTTGCCCATGTTAGCTTCCTTTTGTTCCGAGGATGATAAAGGTGTCTTCCGAGTCCGCTGTGTCTGACGGTTCTGCCGGAAGGGTTTGGAGGGTTAGTGACAAGGAGTCTGTGGCTTGCGTTCCGTTTCCTGTGATAAAGAACGTGAGTCCCTTGAGGACTCCGCTCGTCCACAGGAGTGCTTGGTTTGCGTAATGCGTAGACGTTACGCTGCCGGGTACGCCAGTGCAGGTGATGATGGAGTTGAAGGGATCTGGGTTTGAGCCAGCCTTGACCTTCCCCTCGATTCCGGGGAACGGCTGCATGAGTCGGTTGGCAATTGAAAACGTGGCGATGCAGGCACCGTCTAGGGGTACATTGTCTACGGTCCCCCCTGAAAAGACAAGAAGGTAGTCGAGGCTCGGTGCGTAAAAGGCGTTGGTTGTGGCCACACTGAGTATGTACAAGCCCTCCCTTGAGTCATGCTCGGTCAGTGTCAGCCCCGCTGCCTCCGTGGACGCCTCCGTGTTGCTGGTCCCCTTGTAGCACACCACCGTGGGGCTGTCGGCCCATTTCGGGCTTCCAGTTTGACCGTATGTGGTGAAGCCAAACGACCATGTGTCGCCCTCTCGCCTGTCTCCGAGGTCAATCATCCTATAACTCCTCCGCCAACAGGTGGGTTCAGCGGCCCCCGAGGGACTGCGCCTCGGTCGCCCCTCTTTACGATAGTGCTGGCCTCCTCGTTCAAGGAGAGGCCTTGGCCGACCACAGCCTCGTCTCCCCCGCTCGTCCTTGCTGGCCTACAGGACATCTTCTTGTTTCCAGCATCCAAGAAGGGGGATTCTGCCAGTGTTTTGTTGCTGTTGGCGTCAGTGGCACTGAAGTTTCCGCCTTTGAACTCGAACCAGACATCAGGGTCTGTGCCATCTGGGAAGTTTGTCGTGTTGTTGTATGCGGAGTTGCCACCCCATGCAAGAACATTGTTGTTCGACTTCTGAACCATGCTGTGCGTCCAACCTTCCATGAGATTGTCGATAGCCAGAAACCGCTTTGCCACGTTGTTTCCGCCGAAAGGCTGGACTCTGGTCCCGCCGTCGGCTCCTGCGTTGCTGTAAAACGTATTGTTTATGAGTACCAGCAGGCCAGCGTTCGGGCCGGAAGGGGTGCCGCTCCAGTTCATTACGCGACACCCCGGCCCGCACATGAACACGTTTCCAGTAAGGTGGTGCGCCCCTGTTCCCGCAGACTTGATGCAGTAAAAAGGTTTTGTGTCTTCGAGAAAGTCGAAGACGCAATTGATCAGCGTCAATCCGTCTCCAGAGTGATTGATGCAGTTGTCTCCTGATCCGCTGTCGCCCATGTCGGAAAAATGGCAGTTGACAAAAGTGTTGTCGTTTGAGAGCTGGATAGGGTTGTCCGCCTCGGTGCCTGTGAACTGGCAGTTCACAAAGGAGTTGGCCGAGTACGCCTGAACGAGTGGTTCTGTCCCAGTGCTGAATCCCTTGAACACCAAGTCGTAAAACAGGAGGTGGGACGAGACCTTGTAGTTGGACGATCCTCCCGCCACTTGATCAGAGACAATAGCGAAGTCTGTCCTGCTCGTCAGCGTCCAAGGGTAGTGGTAGCCGAACAGTGTCGGAGCGTCCCCGGACTTGCCGGGGTACCAGTCGCCCGAAGCCGTCTGGTACCCCCGAAAGATGAGTGGCGCACCGTGAGTTATGTCGTCTGCGTAGGAGGTGAAAGATCCCATCAATGTCTCGCCGTATGTCCCATCCACGTCGATGGAATCTGGCTCGCCCTCTCCGACTCCCGGCGTCGCTGAATCTAGGGCCTTTATGTTTATCTGCACGCCGTTGGAATCATGCCCGCCGTCTTCGAGTGCTATCCCGGTGCTTAGGGCGTAGTTGACCGTCTTCCAAGGATAGTCAATTGTCCCGTCGTTGGTCATGTCGTTCACTCCGCTGTTGTAATCAACGAAGTATTCCTTCGGGCTGCCCATCTCAGTCTCCGAACAGTGCGTTCAATCCGCACGCCTTCAGGTAGATTGCCTGTTTTCCGGGGGAGGAGAAGGTGTCCCCGATGTCCTGCACGTCCCCGGACAACTCCTCCACGTCCTCTTTCAGCAGCCCCTCGGCTCCAGCAAGGTTCGTGGTGTTCGGGATTTCCTCGCCAGCATCAAGCAGGCCAAGGACTGGCACGACTTGGTTCAGGTAGGAGGCCCCCAGCAGGGACGCCCGGTGTGCCGATGCGGCGAACTGGATGGCCGCAGGGCGGAGTTCTCTCAGGTAGACCTGAATGACTTCCTGCTGGGCAGGTGAAAGTTCCGAGTATTTCATGCCTTCTTCCTATGTCGGGATGTTTTTTCCGATGAGAAATCCGTCGAACGCGACCGGTGAAGTTGCTGTCGTGAGGAAGCCCAAGACGGTCGCTCGGCCATCTGTAGGGGTCAGCGTCGGTGCCGTCCCTCCATCAGCCCAGTTTATACTGGAGGGCCATACAATTGTGTGGTTTCCGCCGTTGTCCTGCAAGACCCGGATGAGAAATCTTTGCCCCACCTTGGGGTTGTCTAGCGTGACTCCGGTGACGTTTCCGGTAAGTGTGATCTTGTGGAGGTTGGAAGCGTCTAGGTCAAGTGTCGGGGTCGTGCTGTAAGCCACAGTGTCGATGTTTGTGTGTGTCGCCTTCTCGTGCTTGATGACACCGGAATCTTTGATCGTTAGCCGTTTTGACAGGCCCTGATCGTCTCCGCCGGGGGTTGTCCAGAACTGAAGCTCTGCCTGAGTGTCGTTTTCGTTTGTGTCGTGTACCCAGTTGCCAGAAGCCTCTCCGACAATCTTTGCCCCTACCCCTTCGAGGTCGGTCGAGACTCCCCCTTCGTCGAACCCGTAGAACTCAATAACCCCGAGTGTGTCGTTATTTTCGATGGGCTGTCCTGTGTGATTCCGCTCAAGGCGGATTGTTGGCCCATCATCGCTTTTCAGGTGTACGTCGGTCTGGGGATCGGACTCGTTGACCCCCAGCCTGTCGTTCCTCCAGTACAGGGAAGAGGTGTCGTCTACGGACGTGCTGCCGTCTTCGTTTGGGTAGTAGGCAACCTTGTACTGGTCTCCCGCGTTGACAACACCGGATGTGATGGCACCGCCGGTCAGGGAAACCCATTCGTTGGTGCTGCCCGCAACGTACCCTAGGAAGTCCCCGCCAGAAAACTTGATTGTCCCAGCCTCTTTGTACGCGCCGTCCGTGGTGCCTGTCTCTGCGACGTTGATGCCAGCGTCAGTGTAGATCATCCCTCTGGCCGTGACGCGAAACACTACGTCTTCATCCCCGTTCACCCCTTTTATCAAGTGGCCTTGGTGAGCCGTGTTGATGCCTCCCACATTTCCGTAATGTTGCAAGTGCAGGAGTATCGCCTTGTCGGCTTCACCCTCGGTGCTTCTAAGGTCCACCAGCCTCCACTCGGTGTTGCTTGTGGACTCTGATTGGACGTAAACCCCCTGCCCTGTGCTGTCCCCTTTATTCAGTCCGTCGCAATTGATTACAACCACTTCACCCTGACCGATATGGTCTCCGTCAATGACAACCGAGTATGGCTGCGTTTCCCCACCCGACATGGCCTTGAGGGTGAGGTCGCCGCCAGTGCTGGTTATGCTCATGTCACCGGAGTGTGCAATGTCACCGCCGTCAAATGTAGTACCGTCTACGTCGACGTGGGAACCAGCCTGAGGTGCGAGGTATATGTTTGAACCCGAATCCAGCGTCACTGTCGTCCCTGCCAGCTCGGCGGTTCCGTCGGCGGTGATTTGCAGATTGGCTGTATCATCGTCCGCGTCAACCGTGGAGATTGTCGTGGCCCCGTTGGTCCCGACGGCGATACTCAGGTAGTCCGTGGCATTTGCGTCGTCCATGATCTTCAGGATGACGTTGTCGACATCGAAGTCGAATACCGTATTGGTTCCGTCGTCCATTGTGACGTTACCGCCTTCGGCAGACAGGGAGATGTCTCCGCCAGAGTCCAGAAACATGTTCCCGGTTTCCGCTGTTGCGAAGGTGGTGTGGCTGTTTTGGGCAACAGATATGGACGCACGGCTGTCGTCATCGAAGATCACGTTGAACTGCGGGGTCGTGACGTCGGCTCTTCGCACGTCAATCGCCGTGGTGAAAATCGAGTTCGACTTCAGCTTGCCCGCCGCCTCGACCTCCGAGTCTGTGATTGACCCGGCGGCTGCTTGGGAGGTCATCTTCAGAACGCTGCCAAACGATCCGTTTTCGTTCTGGATATCTAGGACACCTGCATCGGAGACGTTCTTGACCAGCATTCTCCAAGTGTCGCCGTCTTGGGAGCCGCCACCCGACTGAAGGAGGACTGGCAGATCGCTCCCGGTGTGCGTCTGGTAGAAGCCAACCTCCTTGGCGTTGTCGACTTCAAACTTGAGTTCGCTGTCGGAGTCGGCTGGATTGCCGGTCCACTTGATTCCGCACGACTCCAAGATCTCCTTGAGGGTGACGTTCTTGGTGATGGAGTCGGTGGCGGTTTGAAAAACGAACAGGTCGAGAGCTTCGAGTTCTGTCCCAGATCCAAACTCTTTTATTTGTTTTGAAGGCATTTCACACCTCTGCGGATAGGGTAAATCCGTCTTCGGAGACTATGTCGTATTCGACCCCTTCGTGCATTCCGGCGATCAGGACGTAGCTTCCGACGAAGTCTGTTAGCTCAAACGTCTTGATTGTCCCTCCGACATTGACCCGGATGTAGAGATCCCCTCGGTCGCTGTCTTTGTCCATCCAGATGACGGCAGCACCGCTGTCTGGGTTGCCGGGGTCCGCCATCTCCCTGATAGTAATCGCACCGTTTACATCCAGAGCAGTGTCGGGGTCGTTTACCGACACACCCAGCTTGTTGATAACACCCCGCTTACCGGCCCACAACTGATTGGCCCGTCTTGTCCGGGCGTCAGGCCCGACTACTCTGGGGTGTTGCCGCTGGGTCATCGAAATCTCCTAGAAGACGATGGGGGTAGCTCGGAGACTATGCAGGAGAAATTCTCCATAGCCCAAGAGTGCTGGTTACTGAAAATCTTCAGGTAAACCTTGTTTCCAGTGGCGCGGCGACGATCAACCATCCTCGTGTTGCCGGAGAGCTTGCCGGAGAAGAAGCTGGGCGATGCCACGGCTTCCTCGGCAGTGGCCCCCTTGTGGATACTGTAGTCTATCGTTTCGCCGCCGGTGCTTCCAGCCGCCAGCACGCCCTCAATCTCCTCCAGACGAACGCTGGAGAGAGGGTTGGACGCACGGATGGGGCCGACGAAGACGTGGCTGGCTATGTTTTTCCCGTTGTCGGTGGTTGCATCCCTGTCCCACTTGAGAATCCCCCCGTCTTGGACCCCGAGCAGGATGTGCCTGTCGTCCGCAGTAAATCCATCCACTTCCGCAACCGCCGTGGGGTTGTGGTTGCTTGAGGTGAACGAGTCTCTCCACCAAGAATCCGTCCTGATGTCATAGAAGAAGTGCTTGGTTGACACAGACAGGTCGAGTGGCGTCAGGAATATGTGAACCCCAAGCTCTCGCTGGTTCCACGCAAGCCTGATAATGGTGTTGTCCACGTCTATTTGTTGCAGCGGCTCGGCTATGGCGGTGTGGCTGAGCATCTCGGGCTTCTGGCCGGGGAACATCCTGTACACGCCACCCTTGCTGCCGAAGAAGTAGATCGTCCCGAACGGATCTTTACACCAAGCCTTTCCGAATGCGATTCCAGTGATGTCGGCCACGAGGTCGAGTCGACCGCCGCTCATCGGGTCGCCGGTCATCTGCCAGATGGTCTGGTCTCCGCCGAACAACAGGAGGTCGTCGCTGTACGGGATCAGGGCGTTGATGATATCTCCCGACAGCCCGGCGTCGCTGTTGTTTCCCGCTACAGCCTGCGTTTCGAGCGTGACGGGCGGGAAGTAGTCCCAGTTCAGCGGGTCTCCAAGCGCACTCATAAACCAGTTTCTCGGCTCAGAGACCACCCCAGACAAGACAATTCTTCCCCGCCAAGTGGCCGCCAGATTGGCTCCCCGGCCAGTCCTGTCCGTGGGCAGGTCGCCCGAGGTGGCTGCCCACAAGGTTGGAAACCTACCAGCCCCGAACCAAGTGACGTAGTTGTGCCCGTCGCAAAAATAGGCGTTGCCGCCAAAAACGGCAGAGTCAATGTAGCTGGAGTTTATCGACAGGACTGCGCTTCTGGCAGCCGTCGAGGTGTCTCGGTTTGAGAATCGGTCCTTCTCGAAGTTGGCAATCTCTCCGCCACAGACAGCAAGAAGCTGCAACGATCTTGTGCCGTAATCAGATGCCACCGTCTCTCTGGGGACGAATTGTGCGGATATTGCCCCTCCTATAGCAAGTTCGTCTCCAACTCCGTTTCCGAGGCTGCCGGTGTATGTGTACCCAGCCTTCGACCCGAGTATCTTGTTGTTCTTGTCCAGCCCGAGTGCGTTCGTCCCCTCTTGGACGATGTTGTTGTTTGAATCTCTGGCTATGTTGAAGTTGCTGAGGAGCCGGACGGTGTCGGAGCCTGCATTCTTTGTGACAGCGAAGGATGTGCCCGGATAGTCTTCCCGCACGTCGTATCCCGTGACCCGGATGCAGGTCAGGGCAACACCTGCGGACGTCTCTTCCATGTTTACCAGTCGGTAGATCGGGTCGCCGGGAGTGAGAGTCACGGCTGTTGTCCCGCAACTTCCACGACCATCTGCTGACGTGAATGTCGCGTCCCTGAGTGCGCCGCTTGCCGTGCTGTCTGTTCCCGTGACGCGGATAACCTCGTTTCCAACCTTGATCAAGATGTTGAAGTCAGGGACAGCCTGATCGAACCCAAGAGACCCGTACAGGATTGGCACGTCGTCGCTGGCGGTGGGGCTGCTCCCGCTGCCTCCACCCAGCTTGCCAACCGTGCCGATCTGGTACTGGGACACGTCGAGCGTGTCTGGGTGCAAGGCCGCGATGGCCCCTGAGATGGTCCCGCAAACATCCTCCCCCGAGACCATGACCAGCCCGTTGATCGGGTCGTATGCCACAGAACGGAGTCTCTTGGACTTCCCGTCATCCACAGTACTGTTCAAGCCAAGGTATAAGGCTGAGGTTGCCCCTGTTAGGTTGCTTTCCTCCACTCCTCTAGCCAAGGAGGGGTCGTAAAGAGAGACCCTGTCCACATAGTCCTTAGTGGTGCCTGTCGAAGAGTTGCCGATTCCGGTCACCGCCCAGATTCTCGTTCCGTCTCCAGTGATGTCGTACACAAAAGGAACTGCTCTCGCGTCTTCTGCTGTTGCGGAGGTCAGGTTGTATTCGCAGCCGGTGCTGTCCACCTCGATGGTGAACTGGGTCGGGGTGGTTACCGTTACTGTGTTGTTGCCATTTATTGCCGCCGACCCCAAGGCTGGGGGAGCGTTCTTTATGTTGACGATGTCCCCTGTTATTAGATTGTGGCTCGCAGACGTGTTGATCGTTGTCGGGTCTCCGGCAACCACCGACGATATGGAGACCGGTGCCTCGATTGACTGGATAGCGTGTGCCTGAATCTTCGTCCCCGACTGGATGTCGAGCATGAACACCCAAGCGTGAGTTCCCGAATCGACCGTGGATCGTACTCCGGTTGTCAGGACGTACAGCACGCCCCTTGAGGCGTAAAGCAGGTTGTTCAGGTCTGCGGTTATTGTGGAGGTGGACGTGCCGCTACTTTCCGTTATCCAGATGTCTTCCGTTGGCCCAGCACAGCTATCCAGAAGCCCTCGCCCGTCAGTAATGGTTGTGGAGGTGTTGCCGTGGGAGTCGGCCCAAGCCTGCCACACGCCACCAACCTGCTCGTCCTTCATCGCCCCGTCTGTGCCGATACGGAATATGAAAGACCCGGCCAGAGCCGTCTCGCCGCTCCCGGCAAGGTTTCTTACCCAGACGTATATGATCGAGTTGTGTACGGCGATCCCGAGAACCTGACGCCCGGCTCTCTCGACCCGGCAGGGGACACACACGTTGAAGGACTCGTCGTATCCTCCCGTGAAAATTGATCTGGCCCCAGCCCTGTCGAACTTGTAGATTTCGACATCGTAATCTCCCGTGTGTGGGGTGCCTGTATCCCACCTCGCAGGAGTGGACTCGTTGTTGAGTTCCTTCACGGCGGCAACGTAGCAGTTCCCGTCAGAATCCCAAGCGGAGCAGCAGTAGGTTCTGTCTGCAATCCCGTTATGGGCGTTGGTGGTGGCGGTTCCCGCGTTTAGCTGGGAAGAGCTAGCTCCCGCATCTTCTTCTTCCGCAGGGTCACGGTCGGCCCGGTCGTCCGTAAGCCCGGCGTGGAACACTCGACCGTCCCCAAGATACTCGTCGAATTCCGATGCTGGAATCTGGACGATCTCTTGGATCGGGAGGTTTACCGGCGTGTCGGTCGTCTTCCCCTGCCGAAACTTCAGTTCGGCCTTGTTGGATGTGCCGTCGACAACCGCCTCGACAAACGGAGAGAGGCCGGGACGGGAACCTCCCCGCATCCGGCCCTTCTTGGTTACACCGTAGGTGTGCGGACGGACGTTCTCCGCATCCGGCGTGGTGCCGGGGGGCTGGTCCTCGTACCCGAAGTTCTCGCTCAACCCCTTGGCGGGGAAGGCGAGCTTCTGAATCCTTCGAGGAGGCATGGGCATCCTCCTGAAGATCGGTTAGCCGATTGCGCTGCCGAAGGCCGCAGATCCGTCTGCATCCGTGTCGGCGTTGACATGGACCGTCCCGCTGTCCGTGTCGATGAAGATGCAACCGGGGGCGTATCCCTTTGCCCCGGCTGCTGGCTTGTCCTTGCCTGCGGCGATCAGGATGTCGCCGTTTTCGTCGACCGCGAGAATACCCGTGGCGTCTTGTACTGCGTGTCGTTGACTCATCGTATTCTCCTACGTTCTCGAATCTGATCTGGGGATTACAGCGATCTTTGCGGAAAATTGAGAGCTGCCGTTGGCGGGGGCGGTCAGCACGATCTTCGCCACGCCCGGGCCAAGCACAAGCTCTCCCACCTGAGCGATAAGTTCGGTCAGGGTGATGTCGTCTCCGTCTTCAATGGAGATGGTCCCGCCACTGTTGGTAAGCACGACTAGAGTCCAAGACCTCAGCTCGTCCAAGACGATCGTCTCGGATGCAGCGAGGTATTCGCCCGGATTTCCCGAGTCTTCTGTCGCGGTGACGGATTTTACGAGTGACCCGCCAGACGTTTCTGTGGTCGCCATAGCCTACTCCAGATATGTTCCGTCTTGCTGTTTGTGGCGGATTCTCCCGCCGTAGATTCGCGTATGCTCGGGGTCGAACCCGTCTGATTGATCGCTGTTGTATCCTAGCATCTCCGGCCTGTTGGCTCGACCGTCTTTTTCGATGGACGAAGTCAGGGCTTCCATGAACCGCATCTTGTAGACCCCGGCCTCTCTGTCCAGTCTTCGCTCGGCTTCCGAGAGGCAGGAGTACAGGATTGTATCAGAGTGGTCGTCCGCACCGTAGGGATAGTCTCCGGCGGCAGAAAAGGCCTGCGGCCTGACCTCGTATCGGTAGTGGATGACTGCGGAGCTTGTGATCGCGGGCCAGAATTTGATCGTGTGGGTGGCGACTCCGCCACTGTCGGGGTCGGGGGTGGCGGCTGTTGCTAGGGTCTTCTTTGGGACAATCGCAGCCAGAATCGGGTCTGTGGATGAACTGGCTGCATAGTCTCTCTGCCGCAACTCCCTGATCCTCGCCTCCCCGATAATCTTGACCGTATGCCAAGCGTTGTCTTTCTCGGAGAAGGTGATGTTCCCGACGATGCGTCCAAAGTCCCGAGGGAGATCGTAGTCGTCTTGGTGGAGCTTGAAGGTCTTCGACGACAGGGCGGCTCCGGGGTTGTCGTTTGAGTCGAGGACGATTGTGTTGGCGGAAGCCGACGCCACCGGGTAGCTGACGCCGTCGAAATCCAAGAACCCAGACGTGGCCCAAGACGGGATCTGCTTGTAGCAGGTTGTCCCGCTGTTCACGACGTTTGCCTCGTCCACTGTGAACTTGTTCGGGGCCGGGATCGAGAGGATCGTCTCGGTGACGTTTCCTCCCGCCGCAACGTCTGCGACGATAACCACATCGCCTACACTGAACCCGTGGTCACTCACAGTCGTGTATGTCTCGGTATCGGTGTCAGATACAGTACACCCCAGCTTGTCGATTGTGACTGTATTGTTGCTTTCGTCGAAAGAACCCGTGTTCGTGTTTCCGTTCGTGTACGGAGCTTCCAGCTTTGAGTTCGTGACCGGCTTCAGGAAGCTCCAGTCGTGGACGTACCCGCTGACTGGCGGAGGGCTGTAGAACTGCCGCAGGCCGGAAGCGATGACCCGGTTCACGACATCCTCTGCGTCAGATGCAGCGGCAGGGACACCCGTGCCGCCAAAAAGATATTCGTTGACCTCTTTCTGGAGGTCTCCGTTCGTCAGCCCGAGAAGTGCCATGTCGTACCCCTAGATAAAAGAACAGGGGGCGATGGCGGTGAAACCACCGCCCCCTGCGGCTGAAGGGAGGCGAATCCCTTGGGGCTTACAGTTACTCAGCAACGCCGAAGGCGAGTGAGCTGACGCTCAGGATTTGGTCTTCCGTTGCGTTGTTGGACGACTTGGTCGCCAAGACCAAGTACCCGTCGGCAACTCCGGGGTAGGCGAACTTCTTGACGTCGTCGTCTCCGAGGGTCACCTCGATGCGACCTTTGCCGTCCGCAACCATCTTGACCTTCAGCGCACTGTCGTCCGCGAGGGTTTTCGAGTCACCAAGCGTTCCGCTGACATCAGTATTCGCGTCCGTGTCTCCCGAGTTGAAGGCGAAGACAAGGTCTGAAGTTTCCGAAGTCTTGAAGAGACCGAAGGATGCGGGCTTGAGGAGTACAATGCCAGCGGTCGCATCGGCGGGCAGAGGCGAGGTTCGGCTTGCGGCAAAGCCGAGGAACAACGCGCCCTCGGCAGCCTTCGCCAGATCAACCTTGCACTCAAGGACGAACCGGTTTCCGGCCAGAGCGACCTTCCCGAGACTGGCAATAGTGCCTTCGACGTCTGGGACTGCGGCAGCGGGACTGCCGTCAAAGGTATTGGTTGTGACGAGGAGTTCCGTGCCAGAGTTCGACCCGGTTCCCTTAGAGACGCGAGGGTCTCCGGCACCGATGATGGCGTGGGCACCGTATCCGTGCAGGAGCATTTCGCCGTCAACACCGTTGAGCATGTTGCGGATGGGGAGTCGGCCCCAGACCTTCGGGTCGAGTCGTCCGTCGAGGACTGCAATTCCCTTGTGCGGCATGTTAGCAGGCATATCTTTTCTCTCTTTCGATTGACGCTGCCAGTTTCAAAAAGCCCCCCGCCCCGCGTGGCAGCGATTGCTAAGGCGGGGGGCTGTGCGAACTCTTCAGTTTCTAGGAAACGTCCTTCAGAACGAACTGGCTTCGCCGGTCGTTACACAGGAAGTTGTAGGTGCAGTCGATGTACTGCGTAATAGTCCGGTGGTGCAGCGGATGCGGGGAGACGTTCGATTCCCGCATGTACTCTCCGCTGAGGAAGACCGGCATGAAGTTCTTCCAGTTGATTCCGTAGACACGGTTCTGGGCGACGTTGCCCTGATCCTTGTCGAGGAACGGAACCCAGTTGACCGACGTGCGACGGAAGGTCGTCAGACCCTCTTTGCTCGCCACGTCGTTACCGAGGTTCTGGTTCTGCGATTCCAGAATCTCTTCCATCCGCGAGATGATCTCGTAGGAAGTGTAGAACGAGAACTGCTGGCCCACGTTGTTGTAGGGGCCATCCACGGGCGGGCGGAAGTCCGTCTTCACGGCAGCTTCGCGCCAAGCGCGGATCAGATCGCTCTTGGAGACCTTCGAGAAGAAATCGACGTAATTCTGCCATCTGGCGTACTTGTCGGGGTCCACGCCGCCGATCTTGTCGCCATCGGAGTAACCGCCGCTCTCAGGGTACTTGCCCTTGAATCCCTTGTCAGAATCGCCACCGAGGGCGATCCAGTAGTTGACCCCGAGTGGCTTCAGGGTGTCGCCCTTGGCGGGCGGAGAACCCCAGAAGTTCTCTTCCATCAGACCGGCGAGCGAGGTCATTGCATCGACCCGCGAAGTCTTCAGGAGATTGACGAGCCGGGCCGGTTCACGGTTCATCGCAATGATCCGCTCTTCGATTGCCCAGTGAGTCTCGCTGTGCCGCCAGTCGATCTGGCCGCGAATCTGCGTGTCAGCGGTTGTCGGGTTGTCTTCTTCGTTCAGCTTCACGTTGCGAGCAGCGTTGTTGCTGTCCACGCGGAGGTTGAACTGATGACCGTGGCCCGAACCGAACTCGACGCGGTTCTTCTTGAGAAGCTGGGGCATCGCCGTGTGACGCTGGAGGTCCACAACGATGTCCGTCCACTTCACCTTGTCGAGGTGGCGAAGCGTGGTTTCGATCAGATCTTGGTAGTCGCTGGCAATGTAAGCCATTTGTCATTCCCTTGGTCAGGGACTCTACCGCCAGCCTTGCTCCTGTTGCCATTCGGTTGCAGCCTTGACGGCGGCTTCCTCAGACGTGAGGGGAGAGGCTTCCTCGTGGGTCGGGACAGCAGAGGCCTGCGACCTTTGCTGGCGCGATCTTTCGGAGGCTTTACGGAGAGTCTGGTTCTTGATTTCGTTACCGAAGACAGCACCGCTGGCTTCTTCAACCAATCGAGCCATCGGGGGAACTTCTTCACCCCTTGCCTCGTACCCGTGCCCAAGTCGTGACACCGCCTCAGCCAGCCTCATGCGAGCATCGGCTTCTTGGCTGGGCAGGTCATCCTGCTCGCCTCGACCGAAAGTCGCCTCGTCCATAGTATTCACAATTCTCTCGAACTCTGCAACGTTTGCTTCTGCGTTGCGAGAATATTCAGCCTGAATCAGCCGAGCGTTCTCTTCCCGAAGGCTGGAAACCGTGTTGTTCATCTCCTCAAGCGTGCTGTTCGCGTAGTTGACGAACTTCACGATGCCTTCGTCGTAATCCTCTGCATCCTCCAAGACATACTTGGCGAACTTGGTCGGTGCCTTGTCAGGCTCCTTGGCAGGCTCCTCCTCGCCCCCGAAGTTTTCTGCAATGCGCTCGACCATCTTGTCAAAGGCGTCAGGGCTTCCGAAACCCTCCACTTGGTCGCGGCTCAGGCCGAGCTGCTTTCCCCAGATGTACTGCTCGTCCCTGAAGCCAGCGTCCTCCTGCTGCTCCACCTCTCCGCCGTCCTCGACCGGGGCGTCTTCCTCCTCGGGAAACGCCGCAGGCTCGGTCACGTCGACCAGATCTTCGCCCGGATCAGTTTCGGGAAGTTCTGTGGTTTCGCCTTCTTCCATTTGGTACTCGTCGGCCATCTCTACTTGCTCCTTCGCGTTGATGAGTAGGGGGAGCGGTACGTTGACCGCAATCCGCCCAGAATTCTTCCGGTGTCCCGACCAAGGGACGCCGGGGATCTTTCAGCTCCAACAGAGGAAGTTCTTCCTCTGGTCAGCACGCCCCGCAATTTCTCGTAGCCCTTGAGCCTTGTCTGTGGACGCTTCTTCTTGCTCCGCTTTCGCTTGGGCCTGCCTCCAGACAGCAGTGTGGACAGCTTCGACATGAGGTACGACTTGCCCCTTTTCATCTGGGCTGCCACCGCTGCTCGCTGCGGAAAGTTGTAGGGCATTACCGTCCTCCGATCCGCCTTCTGATTCGGCGGCGTTTTTTTCTCTTGGGTTTGGCGGGGGGCATGCCAATGGCCAGCAGCTTCTTGAGCTTTTCTTTTTGCCGCATCACATGACCCCGTCTTTGTTGTGCATTCCGATCAGCTTCAGGTAGCTGGACTGGTGCCTCATGCTTGTGAAGTTCGGCCTGCCCTGATTGTCAAAGTAAGTCGGAACACCGTGCTTTGCAGCGTGAGCTTCTGCCGCCTTGATGTCTTTTGGATGTACTGCGGAACCCTCGCAGAAATGTCCCTCCCACTCCTTTTGCACATTAGAAGGGGTGTTGTTTTTTGTATCAATACCGGGAACCTTGCGGGCCTTGAATTCTTCCGGTGTAAGCTCTTCTCCGTTGACCTTGTACTTGACCTTCATTTCTTGCTCCGGTTCTTCTTCTTGCTGACGACCGACAGGTTTCCCCGGCTGTTGTTTAGCGGATTCCCGTCCTTGTGGTGGACGTCTTTCCCGTCACCCTTTCTGGCAAGGCCTCTGGCAATCGCATCCTGCCTCGCCTTGTTCCGGCTGGCCCGTCGCCTCTTCTGGGACGGTCGGGCGTGGTAGGTGTCGTATTCTCTTCTGTAATTGCGTTTCGCCATCAGGCACCTCCCATTTGTCTCGCAGCAGCGTCCTGTTCGCTTCCCTGCATACGGTTGCCCATCAGGTTGTTGATGAGAACCTGCTCTCCGCCTGCGCGGGTCGAGCCGGGGCGACTGATCCGCTCGTTGGTCCTGTGGGTGACCGGCGGGCGTCCCTGCGACTCCTGATCCCGCCCCATGCCCTGCTCGGGAGGCTGGCCCTGCTGGGTGACGATCTCGTTCAGCTCAGGCATGTTCGAGTACTGGGAGTAGATCCTCAGCAGTGCGCCCATGTCCAACCCCAAGCCCTGCTGTTGCATGAGCGGCATGGCTGGCATGATGACCGATTGCACAACCTGATTGAGCGTCTGCAACCTCTGTCCGGGCGACTGGAACTGCATCGAGTATGGCTCGACATCAAGCTCGTACTCAAAGAACGGCTTCTCTCTCTGCTCCGGTCGAAGCGAGGTTTTCAGAGGCTCGAACTCGCCCATCTGGATCTCGGCGGGATATTCCTCCAAGGGGTCGTTCCACAGATAGTATGCGAAGTCGGAGACGACATCCTTGGTGAACAGCCTGACCGCGTCCTGCATTCCGGCGACCCGCTGGTTCGCACTGGAGAACAGCAGTTGGTCCTGCCCGAGTGTCTGGGACTGTGCCCCCAGACCTCCCAGAGCGTCCAAGTTGCCAGCCAGCCAACTGAACAACTCCTTCGACTGGAGCATGAACGCAAAGTTCTGCTGGTTGATACCGCCAGTCGAAACCTCCTCGATGGGCTGGCCCCCACTGATAGAGACCACGTCTCCGTCGCTTGCCTTTCGCAACCGGTCTCCATCCTCGGTGTCGTGCCCGCGAACGATTCCGACAGTCTTCTGTCGCTGGGCCTGACGGTCGAGCTTTCGGTACAGCCCGTTGACGATCTTGTGAAGACCCTGCCAGAGCATCGCCGGGGCCAGCGGCATCGAGTTGCCGTCGACCTCGTTGAAGAACAACGTGTGGAAGGGGCCGTCCTCGGGGCCTTCCCACTCCACCACTCGCAGGGGCGGGTCGCCCTCGTTGGGTCCGAGTGTGACGAGCAGCTTGCTCTTGGGAATCCAGACTTCCCACAACTCGACCTTGTCGATGTACCGCTCCTGAAGCATGGTGCCATCAGAGGTCAGTGAGGAGATCCGTTCGTCGCCACCCTCGTTGTAGTTGGAGAGATCCCCGGCCTTGAGCTTGGAGCGGATGTTTCGCTTGAACTCCTTGTTCGACTTGGCGTCGTCCAGATCCATCAGGTAGCGATGACCTTGGAAGCTGCACTCCTCCATGACCCGAGCGGTCATGTCATGAACCCAGTCGTCCAGAAGAATATGGCTGACAAACGGGGTGTTCTTGTCGATCTCGTATCCGTCGACCTCGTAGGTTCCCTCGAAGGATTGACCGACCTTGATGATCCCTATTGAGAACAGAGCCGACCGGACAGCCCTTCGCAGCTCCTTGTGAACGTCGTAACGGCGTAGCTGGTCGTTGACTACTGACTCCAGCCGCTCCGCCGCCGTGGACACGCCGTCTCTTCGTGAGAAGACGTTCACCTGCGGCGGTTTCGACACCAATTGGCGTTCGTAAATATTGGCGGCCAGTTCCATCAGGTTGACGTGGACGGGCTTCTTGGCCCCGCTGTCGGAGTAATACACGCCGACAGACTGCTCGACAGCTTCCTTGTGTCTTTCTCGGAAGGGCTGGAGCTTGTAACGGGAGTACTCCATCGCACGACGGAGACGCATGAGTTGCTTGGGGTTGTTGGGGTTTGGCATCCTACCACTCCTCGGCATGGGCATCGGCTTCGTGCCTTACTCTTTGACGCCACGCCATAGACATCAGCGGCGGACCTTGCGTCTCTCGCTGGGGCTTTTGGACGGCACGACGCAGAACCTTGGCACACAGGGCGTCTGCGATGACTACGTCTCCGTGGTTGTCTCCCCTGTCGGTGGGATCAATCGAGTTCACAGAACCCGAGTGTTCGATCTTCCCGTTGGGGAGGTAGATGAACTCCCCGGCTTGGGTCAAGGCACGATCTGACGGGTTGATGAACTCTCTTGTGACCAGCGTGTTTCGGTAGTCGTTGAGAAGATCCTTTTTTCCGTCGCCAGTCGAGAACCATCCGGGCCTGTCGCTCTGTTTTTTCCGCACTGACCGCTCGTCAGTCATGTAGTATATATTCGAGTAGTGGCAGTCGTCTATGACTGTCTTCCCGAAGGTTCGTCCGGGTCCGGTTGCCTCCCAGATGAGAAAGGCTCCTCGACCGCCGGGGCCGGAAAACATGCGGCAAATGCTGACCGCAAGCTCCGCAAACTTGTTCGCGGAGAGTTGGTTAGTGCAAAGCTCAGCCACCTTTTCGCCACTGAGGCGATCACCCACACATATCGCGGAATCGCTGGCACCAGTACCCTGAGAGACATCGCAACCCACAACATAATCACGATCTGAAGGAGGATTGCCTTCCTCGTCCAGCGCACACCAGATACGAAACTCTCCCACGTCGTTCTCCTCGAAGTGAGGTTCGTATCCGGGCTGGACATACAGTGACCCGATGTGTGAAGGCTCTCGGCAGTAGTCTCGCTTCAGTTCCCTCAGGGTCTCTGGAGGGAAAAACGGATAGGCGGAACCTTGGTAATCAATGTCCAACTGGGTGGCGATCTCGACGGGGTGTGCCCGCCGGACGACTTCCGCATCATACCACGGGCTACGCGGCCTCCCCTCGCTGTCGTGGTAGAGGCCCTCCCCTTTCTCGGGGTGATCGGGCCAGTGAAGACGCAATCTTGGCGTCCCCTTCTGCCTTTGGGCGTAGAAAGCGTTGCCCGTACCACACGGGGTGGAGTTGAAGATCCGGCAGTTGCTCGTATCCGCCGTCGCGGAGAGCGTGTCCCATCCTCCGCCGTCGAAAGCAGCGAACTCGTCAATCAACATGGCCCCCCGACGACCGCCACGACCGATGTTGTCGTTGGTGGACTCACCCTCGATCTTGGAACCGTTGTCCAGATTGATGAGCTTCAGCTTGTTTCTTGTCATCTGGGGGCGCATCCACGTTGGAACGCCCTTGATCAAGAAGTCTATGTGGCCAAACAGGGAGTCGGCAGCCCCGTCCACCAGTGATTCCTTCCGAGAAACCATGAGGTAGGACTGCATGGGGCGGAAAAGCCAGCCCCAGAAGAACAGGGTGAGGCACATCCAGCTCGCGCCCATGTCGCGGGACTTCTCGATGAGGATGTCGTGCCCCTTGAAGTCCGTGCCGTCGTCAGTCCTGTGGGGCAGGGACTCGGTCAGGCAGAGAAGTGCGTTGTCTTGGAACTCGTAGGTGATGAACGGGATCTTCGGATTGGGCTTCCGGGGATCATACGTCCAGCAAAACATGTTCACGAAGTACAGAATGTCCCGAGAGCAGGCATCCCAGAGCATTCTCTGGACATCCCTGTCAGGACCAGCTTTCTCCAACAACATCTGCCGCTGCCTCAGGTTCCCCTCCATCGTCTTGTCCACCTGCGTGTACAGGGGGAGCTTGGAGAGATCTGAGCATCTCGGCGATTTCAGCAGAGGAGCGGGCGGCATCCTGCACAAACCCCCTGAGTTCAGCGTTTTCGTCGACCTGCTTGCCGACCATACGCATCCACTCGACGTAAAAGGCCTTGGGATCGTTCTTGGCGAACTGGAGAAGCCCCCACGCACCAGCCGAGGGGGCCTCTTCCGGTTCGACGTTTCCTACAGCAATGTTCTCGTAGACCCACTGGTAGTCTTCCCTGAGCGTGGACTTCTTGCCCTCGAAGACCTTGGCACTTGGTGGTCTCGGAAGCTCGACGCGCCGATTCTCACGGGTCGGTGGAGCAGGCAAACCCGGAGCCTCAGACACGCCGAACTCCGAGACTGCCTGAGCGTAGGCCGCGCCCTTGGACATTCCTCCGGCTACAAGCTCCTCTCGCCTCTGCTTGAAGTCGTCGAAACGGCCCTCGGCTTTCAGCCGCTCGGCAATGAGTTCACTCGGGGATGGCAAGGCTTGGTCTCCGCTGAAGGATCTTGGTCTTCCCGAAGACGTGTCCGTAGATGGTCGTCTTGGCTTCCACCTTCCAGCCCCGCTTGCCGATATCCTCGACGGGAATGCCCCCCATCTCCTTCTCGGCTGGCAGTGGCACCTTCGGGTTCATGGCCCACTCCACCTTGGCTTCTCTGGCCCACCTTCGCATCCTGCGGACAGGGACGTAGAGGGAGAACCCCTCCCCGGCACCTCGGACGAGCATGCCGACATAGACTCCCTTGTCTGCAAGGTAGATCCCCCCGCCGGAAGAGCCGGGGAAAGAAGTGGCGTTTGTCTGGTCGAAGATCGTCTTTCCGATCAAGCGGCCATGCTGAGACACGATTCCGTCCGTCAAGGAGCCGCTCCCCACTTCCCCCAGTAGGCTGCCGACGTGGTAGAGGCGGGTACCCAGAATGGGGGGCTTGTCCCCGTCGTAGAAGGTGACCCCCTCCTTGAACTGGTTCTTGGCCCGGACACGCAGGATCGCCAGATCCTCTCCGTGAGTGGCATCCGAGTACTTCAGCACCTGAGCGTCCAGCTCGAAGCGGCCCACGGTACGCCCCGACTCGATAAGCGTCTTCACGACCTTGGCGTCCGAGAACTCCACAATCGTCTTCTGAGTCCCTGTCTTGGGGTCAATAACCCTGCGAGTACCCCGGAGTCCGTCCACGACATGGGCAGCCGTCCACACGAAGCACTGGCTGTCCCGTACATACAGGACGCCACTCCCCTCAGAGCGACCCGCCTTGATCGTCACGGAGATGTTCTGGAGATGCGGGACGACCGCCTTGGGAGGCTCGGCAGCCCCCAGAGCAGTACACAGAACGAGGGTCAAAAAGAAAATCGCTCCAAGCCGCTTCATCGCTTCTTCTCCCGAGTATAAGACCGCCACTCGCTCTCCCTGAGACGTGTCTCGCAAAAGCGACACCAGCTCCACATGGATGTGCTTAGGGTGGCATTCACCAGTACCAAGGCAACCACTATGCCAAGGACGTTACCCTCGGACAATACCACCATCGCCGTTATCGCGGCAACCGCAAACGCCTGTATAACGACCAACCCCACTAGGGAGACGAAGATCCAAGAGAGCTTTATTCCCATTTTCGTGTGTCCGTGGAGGGGGGATAACGGGACTCCCCGCCAGCGAAGGCGGAGGGGGGTCGGTTCCGTTTTCCGACTCGGCACTACATGTTGTGGTCGGCATCATGATAGTACACCAGATGTGGTATGCCCAACGTCCGATAACATCGGTTCTGTTAAGTTGGGCATCCCGCTCGCGCGAGTGTGGGAAGCTTGGGCGAGGTGGGCAAGTTATCAACACCATGATAGTGCCCAGCCCCACCGATCTCGCATCCTTATTATGTCCCGACCGCCACAACCCATTGTGAGGATAATCAACGCAGCAATCAAGTCGAGTGTGTGAATTGACGATAACAAAGGCACCGGGGGAGTTCTGTTACTTCCCCACCACACTACTCTACTTGGAGACTTGGACATATGTTCATTTCAACAACTGCTGTTTGTGCTGTTCTCGTGGTTTCGGCGTTCGTTCTGGTCGTTCTGGCCAATCGTCGTATTCGTCAACAGGACAGACAGATCAAGGCTCAAGAGGTCTTGATGAGTAGTCAATCGGGGATTGTGGCTGATCTTGAGGATCAGTTGGCAGCCCTGATTGACGAGCGTGAGACTGTCGAGAGTGACCCGATCGACATTGATCAGGCCATTCTTGATGCCTTGCAAGAATTGCGACCCATGCTGGTCAGGAATGCCCAGTTTGGATTACAGTTCTTGGCCGATATGGGCCTGCCACAGGGGCAAGGCGTTGTCGGATTTCTGACGGCCTACTGTGGATCGTTGCCCGTAAAGCAACAGCACAACAACGGCCAACGGAAACAGGAAAAAACCGATCCCAAGCCGGAACCCAAGACCTACAAGGTTCGGGATCGGAAGTAAGGCGAGAAAAACCCGGAAGGCTCGACGTGAGTCGACCGGGTTTTTCTTTGCGCCGAAATATCCTGCATATTAACATGATAGTAAAAACGCGACCCAATCAAGTAGCACTAAAGTCTGTGTGTGGTTGTGTCGATAACACAAGTAGCGGAGAACATCACCTAACCTAACGGAGAGTTGATTATGCTTATCGTTGCAAGGATCGACAGTGGTTCAAAGGTAGGCGTGGCACATGGATTCAACGCCGGTCGACAGCGATCCCTTTGTGGGAAACTGGACCGGATGCGGAGAGATGTGCGAGAGACCTACGACCCCATCGAATGCCAAGCATGCGAAAAGAAACTCCAAGCCCTGCGTAGCAAGCCTACAAAGGGGCTAGACGGCCTGCTCTGGTAGGCCACAAACCCGGGCCGTGATTACCACGGTGTCCGGGTTTTTTTATGCCTCCACTAAAGTCTGATAGTAACAACGCCGATACAAGGAGTAGAGACGAGTTCCATTCAACCAAAGAAAGGTGAAAACAATGGATTTGGCAACCATGCCTACTCAATCTGATGCCCTCTGGGACAAGATGAACCACGCCACTCAACAGGTCGCGTTGCATATTCTTCGCGACTCCTATGCCAACTCGCTGGCCAAGGATGTGGCCCGGTGTGTGCTTTCCGATAACGGCTGTCGCCGATTGGAATGCGAAGACCACTACGATCGCAAGATCGACCCGGTCAATCACATCGCGGAGATATTCAAGGCCTTCTGCACATCCTCCAAGTTCTGGGGACCGCAGGTGAACCGGCTGTTCAGGAAGAATGTCCAATACTTCTTCCTTGCCGAGTGGTGGATACATCATGTGCGACGGCGGGCGTGAACCGCAAGACAGGACACGGCTTTGGCCCTCTGTCCTGTCTTTTTTTGTTTTTACACAGATGATAGTCAAGTCTGAGGCAGCATGTGCCGATACAACAAGTAGCCGAGCAGGGGCGGAAACTTCCCCTGCCTGTTGAGGCAGTATCCTCAAACGGAGAGAGCTATGCTTTTGTCATCACTGAAGGTTGTCTTCTGCGGAGAAGAGGACGCAGACCTCAAGAGTGCCACAAGCACAGACAAGGCGATCCTAGCCATTGTCGGACAGCCTGTGGACGCTTGCGGCTGGTACGGCGGAATGCGTGAGTTGTTGTGGACAAACATCCCCTACGACTCAGCCGTCGTCTTCGCCCGAAAGATCGCAGAGGCCGTGTCCACGCCTTGCAGCGTGGAGGTGACAACCTCAGATGCTGAGAAGTGGGCGAACAGCCCGCTCTCTGATGCGTCGGCCCTGCTGACGTACAAGGCGGTCAGAGAGGCCGTCAAGTCGGGGGATCTCGCCTTCGCTGGCAGATTCCCCTCAAGTTCGGAGATGGATTTCTCCGATATAGAGGACTACGAGCCGGGACGAGACACCCCACCGGGTGACAACTTCCCCTCGTAAAGAGCAAGCTAGTGTCGAGGAGCCGACACTAGGGCGAATCCACAGGGGTCGGGGGCGACGAATCCACCGCCTTTGTAACGGCCCCTGTGGACGTGCGGGGAGTTCTCCCCGTGCCTGACGAGCCAGACTGCTCGAAGTCGAAGCTGAGGAGCTACCACTATGTGGGGTTTAGTTATGCAACGAGGTCAAATCCAAAAGATTTACCTCTTGGACGACGAACTTGCCAAGGATGGCTTCGACATCACGGACACTGTGAAGTGTCCTGACCTCTTGTTTGACAAGGCGGAGAGTTACATCCGTGACATTCGAGAGGCACACAAAGCTGGGAGTCACAACGATGAGTGAACATCTTATCAACATGATTGCCTACTTCGCCGCCGGAGCCTTCCTCTTTGGGCTTGCTGCCCTAGACAGGTGGGCCAAGAAACGCGGCTGGTAGGACATGATAGTGGCCTCCACACAGGGCCGGGACACGTTCAGGGACCGCAAAGCCACAGGCAAAGAGCCGCAGGCACGGGCTTCCTGAACCGCTGTTCCGGCCCTTTTTTTGTGATGCAGCTAAAGTCAACGGCCAAGTAGTGCCGATAAGTATAAACAGACACCTTTTCAGACGGTTCTAACTAGGAGAAAAACCAATGAACCAGAAGAATACCAAGCAGACCCTCATTGGGCTGTTGGATACCCATCTGGCCAGTGTAATCAACGCACTGGTGGGCGACGGGGTTCTTGGAGAAGAAGACTTCAAGTCCGTCACGGATGCGTCGAACAGGTTCATGGAGGGTGTGCAGCCCGAGCTGCTCGAAGTCGAACTCTCCTCCCTGCTCAATCTTATCCGCCCAGATCGCTACAACAAGGCGATCGAGAAGCGGCGGAGTGCCAAGGCTGGGAGGAACGGTAAGCGGAAGAGGCGTAATCGGGGGAATGGCGACACGGCTGATGCGACACCGAGAGTGTTCACACCGCCACCGCCCATGCCCGCCGAAGACCTCTTTGCAGAGTACGACTTCTGATAGTAAATACCGGGGGGTGTGGGGACGGGAGGAGTGGGAATTATCCTACTCCTCCCGTTTTTTTGTGCATTTATCCTTGACTGCTAAAGTTCGAGTGTAACAATTCCGATAACTACAGTAGCGAAGGGTTACTTCTTTGGGGCTTACACGAAAGGAAAGCCATGAGTTTTATTACCCACTGTGGATCTAGGCGAGTCAGTGAGTCGGTCCTCCGAAAAATGGGGACAGCCGAAGGGACTGAAACGCACAGGCCCATATCGCACTGGGATGCGTTCAACCGTACCGCTAACGGCCTCCGGGCTGCGGGATGGGAGGTCACATCCGCCAAGCACGCCGTCAACAGCCGCAACGACTTCTCTGGGCTGTGGGACCAATACTTTGGTCTCATGGAACTAAAGAAGATCCAAGGCCACGACGGAGCAGCATCCGATCTCGGCCAAGAGGCAGGGATGGTTGCTGGTGTGCGAAACGCGCACGACAAGCGATTCCCTTACGGGTTCGTTTTTGGTGCAAAGGTGTTCGTCTGCGATAACCTCGCCTTTCACGGGGAGGTCACAGAGACCAGACGACACACCAAGAACATCGACGAAGACCTCGACGGAGTTATCCACAGAGGGATTCGGATGTTGAACGAGGGTCGGTCTGTTATTGCAGACAGGCACAAGACCTACCAGACGACGCAGATGAGCGAAGCTCAAGCACACGACATCGTTGTCCGGTCGTGGAGGGATGCAAACGTGATCCCCAAGACCGTGGCTGATAGTGTTCTTGACGAGTTCTACGCACCGTCACACGAGAAACACAAGGAGTACGACGCTGCGTTCCCCGGACTGAGGTCCATGTGGAGGCTGTACAACGCCTTCACTGAGTCGCTCAAGGATCGGGGTTCCATGTCTACTCTCTCGGAAAGGACGATGCGACTGCACACGCTTCTGGACAGGTACGCTGCTGCTGCGTAGGCCCTTGGCCCTCGGCCAGATCACAACGATCTGGTCGGGGGCTTTTTCATTGCGCTAAAGTTTGAGTGTCGTAATGCCGATAACATAAATACCGGGGAATTCCCCCCGGCGTCTAAGGAGATCAGCAATGGTCCTCGACGAGTACAAGTACAGCCCGAATCTTATCCTCCGAAAAGGTGATAGCATCAGGCTGAAGGAGGGACCGTACTACGAAAAGAAGGACGGTTCCAAATCCTCACATGCGTTCAGAGGGAACGCGGTCATCGAGTGGATCGAAGACACCGACAAGGGTGTCGTCCTGCATTGTCAGGAGATCACTCGTAGTGGGATGCGATGGGCGATGATAGCCGCTCGCATCACCGGGGAGACGGTTTTGACCGTGGGCGGGATCATCACGTCCCGGCCCTACAAGGTGGTCAAGGCCAGAAAGCCCCACGTTGTCCACGAAGTCCCGTTCCCCAAGGCACGCTAAACGAAAGGCCCCGGCAGGCATTGAGCTTACCGGGGCCTTTTTCGTGCGCAGTTATGTCTCGTCTGAGTTCACCTCGCTGGTCGGGACTTGCCAGCTACGAAACCTCTCTTGGTGCTTGAGGCGATCCTCGTCCCAGTCTTTCCTGATCTCCTCGCATTGTTGACGTATCTCCTCTGGCGACGGCGTGTAAGACGGATCTGCCTCTCTCGCCCGGTCAGGATCATTGACCCGCCCAACCAGATCCCACTCCGTACTCTCGCACTTGGGGCATTGCTTGAAGAACTTCGTGTAGACCCATCTGCATTCCTCGCATTGCTTGTCCCACACAGCCCGATACTCAACGAGCATAGCCTTCTCGCCGCGAGTTGAAGGCTTACTCTTTCTTCTTCTTCTTCTTCCCATAGTCAACCGCCTTTGCCAGCCCCAAGCGCACAAGCTCCTCACCGAACTCCTGCCCTTGGTCCCCGTAAACCCTCGCGAGGTAGCGTCCGTACTTCCCCGTCTTGTCCCTGATCGTCTGAATGATAAGGCCGCCTGTGGAATTGTCAATCATGTCTCTCAGGGCGTTCTTAGATACGATCCCCTCCTCTCGCTCTGGACCTCGTACCTCGGGTGCATTGATGCCGTACAGGCGAATCGTGATAGACCGGCGGCAATCGAGACCAAGGTCAACCTCAAGTTTCAGCGTGTCGCCATCCACCACCTTGATGCATTCAGCATCATAGGTGTATCGGTGGTTGTTCAAGGCGTCAGCCGTCCCATTCTGTGCAAGCATGGCAATTCTACTATGTCTCCGGGTGATGTCCTTGCGGGCGGCCTCTCGTACCCCTCGCCAGAGTACCCGCCCTCCTTGAGTGCCGCCATGACAAACTCGGAGCAGAAGAACCGCTCCTTGTTTGTGTCCGGGGCTGCGAGACTCTTGTCGAACCAGCGTCGGCAGATGACGCTCCATGAGCGAATGAACTGCCAGATGGAGGCGTACCGCTTCCCCCAACAGGTGAGGGCGTACTGCGACATCTGCTCCCGGCTCACGCTCTCGTCGTAAAGCTCGTACCAGTCCACCCAGTCGCCGTCTTCGATGAACTTGCTGACAGGGAACAGGCGGACGCCACTGCCTTCTAATGCCTCAAGGCAACACAGCCTGTCGCCAAACCAAATGGCTATGCCGACATGAGACACACGGCTCAGCGTGCGAAACTTTATCAGCCAAGAGAAGCACCGGTTACCTCGGAACGCCAGAATGTCCCCGTTCCGAATCTTCTTCCGCGCGCCTTGGTACTGCATCGGGTTCTCCCAGCCTGAGATCGTATTCGGACCCCCCGTCAGTGGGGGGAATCACAACGGGCGTATCGGGCAACCCTCCACCAAGCAAGTTCAGGAGGAAGGGCGCGCCCGCCCCGCTCCCGAGCAATGCTGCTGCAATCAATCCTTTGACCAGCCACTTCTTGCCGCTGCTGGTCGTGTCGGTGTTCGTCTCCGTGTGGTGATGCACGACATCCCCGATATGGGTGCTTCCCTGCTCGACGCCTTCCGGGCTGAAGTTTCCACCAAGGGTGTTGCGAAGGTGTGCCCTGATCTGCTCGCGATTGATGCGAAGCATCTCGGCCACATCCTCAGCCTTCGCCTCCTCCTCCAGTAGCCGGACGCCCATCCAGCGTTCCGTCAACTTGTCGAGCAAGCTCTTCACGGAGTTCCCCCGCCCTCATGGACACAACGGTAGACAGACTGCCATCCAAGGCAGACATCCTGATAGTAGCAACCCGCTTGCGGTGCAACTCGGAGTTACGTTCCGCTTGGAGCAGTGGATCGAGACTTCCCACTACCGCTCTCCTCAACGATGCGGTGGCCCAGAGCTTCAGCTTGGGAAACCATGTTCTTGGCCTCCTGATGCTCGTAGCGGATGCACTCAACCAAGGCGTTGAAGCCGTTGGCGGCCTGCTGCGCGCCGTTCAGGGCGTGCATCTTCATCATCGCGTAATCGTTGGCGGCAAGTTCGACAGATTCCATTACTCAATCCTCATGACAGGGACAGAAGGGACAATCTTCACACTCGCAGGTCTCGTTGTCGCACATCACTTGGCCCTCGGTAACATGAGCTTGATTGGTGTGCCAAACGGGTAAGCCTTCTCCTGAATCACCTTCCCGGTCTTGGGGTCGATTATCTGCACTCGAATTGGAGTGCGATTGATTCGGGCTAGTTCTTCCCGTTGCTCCTGCAACAACTTCAGAATATGGATGATTGCGTTGGTTCTGTCAATGTCCGAATTGAGCTTGATCCCGTCCACCTCAACCTTCTCTTCCGGGCCAATCTCGTCGACACCGCCAAAAACAGGCACGCTTGTTGTACTCTGCGACTTTTCCAAAAAAGAAACGATCTGGTCGTGCGGGGCCGCGAACACCGCCTTATTGTTCTTGCTCCCGTGGGTTGTTACTCCAACCAGCTTTCCGTGCAGGAAAACACCCCCGCCGGAGTTGCCGGGGCGAAACTTCCCCTTCTTGACCTCCAGAAACCACCGCTTCTCGGGCAGGTTCGTGATAGAGACCCTGCCGCCGTACTCCAGTTCGGTCACCTCTGGCCCCTCGCCTCTGGGGTACCCACAGCCGCGATACTCCAGCTTGCCGCCAGTCGTGTACTTCTCGACGACCGGGTAAACACCCAAGGTCTTGTCTGCAACACAACGGAACAGGGACAGATCCTTGTCGCGATCAATCGCAATCCAAGTCACATTCCCGCCGCTTCCGTCTCTGTTCCAGAAGGCGTTTACGGCTCCTACTTTGGGCGCGCAGTGTGCGGCGGATATCCCAATCGCGACTGTCCCTTTCCTGCCAATAACTGTCCCAGAGCATCCGTTCACCCGGATACTTGAGTCCAAAAAGTCGTTCGCTAGAGTAGGGTCCGTCGACAGCGACAGGACACACAAAGCTACAGACAGAGGGACGAGCAGCCAAGCTAGTAATCGTTTGCGCATAAGAAAACCCCCGTACCCTCAATTTTCGTTGAGGGCCGGGGGCTTGTCAACAAGGTGGAGTTCTCTGTAGGCAATCCCCACAGCGAGGGCTGCCCACATGTCCCCGGTCACTCCATAGAGCGGGCCGGGGCTTCTCTTCGTTCCGATGGCATCAGATCCACTCGACCCGTACCTCTCGATGAGGCAGCTTCGCACCTGCGAATCGTTCTTCTTCCGGTGTCCCCGGCAGATATGATTCTTTACCTCTCGTCGCGTAATGCGAGCGATGGGATGGTGCTTTCTGGCCGCTTCTAGGAATCTTCCGATCCACACCAGCGTCTCGAAGACCTCGTTACCCACAGGCTTCCCGTAGCTGGACATCATCTCGATAACCACAAGGTCTACCGTATGCCATCCGTACAGGTTGAGTGCGAGTCCATCCAAGACTTCTTCATTGTCCCGCTTACCAAGCCCCGTGACAGTGTTGGCATCTCCAACAACCGTCCACGCAGACTTATAGGTACCGGGGTCAATCGCCAGTATGTTTACCATCGTACTCCTGCTGCCTTTCCCAGAATACTTGATATGCGTCTAGTGACTCCTTCGTGCCCGGAGTTGTTGCCATGTACGCGAAAAAGGCTTCATTGAGCCTTTTTTCTCGCAGTCTCAATGGGTATTGTTCGGCGAGGTATCTCTCGTGACTCTTCTCCCTCGCCTCCTTCTCCAGACTTCTGGCTTCTTCGGACACGCACGGCCTCCTCTTCATATAGCAAACGGAAACGGCTGAAAACAGAGGAACGACTATAGTCGTCCATGTTACAGAGATTGTTCCACCCAATCTCCCTGACTGCTGAGACGATTGCATCGTCCCGCAACCATTCTCTCGCCTCCTTCGGCTGGCCCATCCCAAACTGGGACACAGCCTTCCGAACTTTATTGAAGGCGTCTTCGGCAGTAACTTCGGGCTTGCGCCCCTGCCACCAGTCATCCCGGTCATCCGCCCACCGTTCTTGGTTGAACCAAGTGGAGGGATGTGGGGTAAACTGGCTGTCTTGGCCCTCTCGGGCCTCGGCATACTCCTCGACAGCGTCAAGGAGCAAACCGAACGGCTCTTCTAGCAGAGCCTTCTTGATGGCCCTCAACGCAGCCTTCCTCGCAACCTTGCGGGGGTAGGCCATGTAGATGGTCATCGCTTGCTCGTCGAGTGTCATTCGACCCCCTCCGTTGCAAGTGCAATGGCGACACGAATGTCATCCTGCTCCATGTTCTTGAGAAGGTGGATGTACCCGTATTTCTGGCCGGGAGCAGTCCTGTTGAATATCGCGAAGTTCTTTGTCGGGTCGTTCTGACCGGCGAGCTTTATGCCCTGATGGTCGTATCCGAACACCGACTGCCACTTGCACGAATGGCAGGAGCAGTTCTCCGACACCTCCGGGGTATCCGTAATCTCAATTTCTGGCACCTCACGGGTGTAGGCAAGGACTGCGGGTCACCCCCCGCCCTCGCCGTCCGTCCACTTGTTGGCGTTCTTGCCGCAGCAGATCGGAGTACCCTTCACGCAGTGCCACCAGAGGTTTTGTTTTTCCTCTGGGTGGAGCCGAGACAAGCACTCGGCCATCTCTTCCACAAACTCTCTCTTCACTAAGTCCATTTTTACCTCCAAGGACAAGGAAAGGAACGTGGAGTGGACCTGCCGGGAATCGAACCCGGTTGCCGTTGCGGTTTTTAAGACCACGAGGCTCCACCTGTCAGGCCCCGTGGGCATCCGTGCCCGTCGGGCGGAGGCTCCCTCCTCCCAAACGCATCCTTGCCCGAGGTTGCAGGCTGGGACTCGAACCCAGCTTGCTCGAAAAGCAATCCACACCCATCGAGCAGTCCAAGGGTGTTGTAGAAGGCATCCAATTCCACCACACCCTTCTGCAACTTTCCGCTCTAGAACGGGACTTCCTCGGAAGAAACTTCAGCCTTGGCCTCAGCCTTGGGCTTGGTCTTCTTTCTGACTGTCCCGTACAGTCGATCCAACTTCTTCGCAACGTCCGAGTCTGAAACAAAAGAATCAGCCTCGACAGTGCGAGGGAAGTCAAAGTTGTCGTACACCTTCTCTCCACTCTGGGAGTGAGAGCAACGCAACTCAACTTCGATCCCCTTCAGGGACGTTCCGCCTTCGGTCTTCGGGTCGAGGCTCGACCAGCTACCGTCCCATTCAGGACACAAGGACTGGAGCTTCTCAGTGGAACGCTCCACGTTCTTGTCGCTGTTGAGCCAGAGGGACGTCCGGCGAGTGAACTCACCGGTAATCGTGTGCCTCTGTGACCCCTCGACTGATGCGATGGGTCGAATGACCAGACCAAAAAACTCGGTCCCGTTGGGCGTCGTGCTGAAGTATTGATCTTCAACCCGACAGAGATACATACCCGGTTCGTAATGTGCCAAGGTATTACTCCTCTCTCGCTTCCAGTATTGCTTCAGTAAGATTCGACCATGCCTCCTTACCGGAGGCCCCGCCCTCGATCTCTCTCGGGAGTCCAAAGCGGTTCTTGGCATCGAACGCCGCACTGTACTCGGTGTACAGCACTCGGGACTTTCCTCCCTTGCCCTTTGCCCGACTTCCGTCCTCCTGAACCTCAACGTAGTAGTTGTAGAACAGGACGGCGTCAGCCCAACGGTGCGTAATCTGCCACGTTTTGGCGTGGCACGCTGCTTGGTAGCGGTCGTAATCAGAACCCTCTGGGTTCTTGAAGGGGCGGATCTGGATGTGTTCCAAGAACACAATCGTCATCCCCTTCTCGTCACGAAGGCAGTCCAAGGCTTTCAGCATTTCCCGCCACTCGGCGAGAGAGATTTCGTAGCCACGATGATAGGCCTGAAACCCCTTGTCTCCCCAGTCCCCCGCAAACTCCTTGTTGCACACATATTCGTGGCACAGGTGTTCGAGGCAGGACAGGGTGTCGATGACAAGTGCCTTGTGATCGTGCTTCTGAGTTCTCAACTCTTCCAGCACTTCCAAGGCCGCTTGCCAGCTCTCCACCGGCTCCAAGACCGGCACATCTTTAGGAATTGACCCCGACGACTTCAACAAGTCGTAGGAGTTTTCCTGCTTGAATGGCATCATCAAGCCACCCGGAACCCAAGCTCCGATAGTGGTCTTCCCGATCCCCGGCTGGCCAGTAATGACCATAGACGAAGGACGTCGAGAGGTTTTCCTTGATATGCCCTCAAGCCATTTCGTTGCGGTTCCCATTAGAGTCGCCTCCTTCCAGTTGGAATCCCGAAACTTCCGACCAGTACACGTCCATGACGTGGTGCCAGACGGTTCCGAAGAACAGTGCGTCACTGTCCGTCGTGTCGTGTTTCTCCAGACCAAGCTCGTAACGGAAGTGATGCTTCCGCTGACAGGTCTGGAAACATTTGAGTCTGCTGTTGGTCAGCACCTCTTTGTCGCTGTCGATATCTTCGACGTCCAACTCAGGATGCACCTCGCCCCGCTTCCAGTTTCCACTGTCGGGCGAGTCGCTGCCCTCGCAGATGCCCAGATAGCGGCACGGTGTTCCCCATTGAAGACACGCACCGGAGTTGTAGGTGTGCCGCTTGTGCGACTCATACCTCTTCCTCGCGGAGACTATGTTTGCCGACAAGTCCCACATGTTTTGGTTGTGGGTATACAGGTCGTCCTTCAGTGTCGGGACCGAACGTCGAGCGAAGTATTCAGTCGGGTCTCTGTAGACCGTGTCGTATACTCTCGCCTCGAACATATCGTCGTTCTCTGTGTCCATCTCCAGTTGAGGCATAGACAAAGAGTCTAGCGTCAACTGCTTCACAGGAGAGTCGTAGTACTTACCGGTCTCAAGTATCGAACGTCTCGCCGCTTGGGCGATTCGCTTCGGCCTGATCTGCGGCTTTCGCACAACGTCCCAGACAATCCGGTCCACTTCGATCCCGTTAGCTCTCAGCAGTATCTCGTACTGCTTTGGCTGCCCCTCAATCTGGAGAACCCTCCAGTAGTCAGAGTCGGCACCGATCTTGGACGAGGTTGTCTTGTGGTCGTAAAGGACGACCTTGCCATCCTCGCGGACGACCTTGTCGAGCTTCCCAGAAAGAACAAACTTTCGGCTCCTCCTGTTGGTGTCCAAGTTGTACAATGGACACCAGTACGTCTTCTCGACCGACAGGACTTCGAGGTCGCTTGTGTGAGACCACCAGATGCGGTCATACGCCCTCAGCATCCCCTTCATCATTGCCCCCATGTGACCATGCGGACAGTGACTTTCGATGACCTCGATACATTTCAAGTTCACCTATTCGCCTCCTTTCAGTTGTCAAAGAACTGAACTCACAGGGATTCTAACACCCCCTTAGAGGAAGGCAAGTAAAAAATGTCAGAAAAAACGACGTCCCGAGCAGAAATACGCATCGGAGATCACACATATATCGTCCTTTGCGACCCCAAGTGGGAGTCAATCGAGCAAATCGACGACAAGCTGGTCGACGTTTTGTACTCGTGGACGCAGGAATTCGAGAACTTTGGGTGCCCGGACATGATCTCCCTGATCGACGGCATTAGCCTGTCGACACAAATGGATCACCTAGACGGACTGCTCTCAGCCCTCAAGGAGCGGGGGTTTGCTTCCCCGCCTCTAGATTGAAGCGGTAGTGCGCTGAAAAGTACTTGCTCCCGTTGATTCCGACACGGCGGAAGTTCTTCACCTCCACCAGCCCGTGATCTTTTGCGTCGGAAATCCGGGTCTGGGCTGTGCGGAGGCTGACGCCCCACTCTTCTGCCCACTCCTTCGCTGACTTCCACCCCTCAGGCGGGCCACCGTACTCCCGAGACTCCCTGCCGAGTGCGGCTTCCAGTTCTTCCAGCGTGATCATCGTGTCCCTTTTGCCCACAATCGCCTCCAAGGTTTGATGAAGTAATGCCCAACAAAGCCCCCGATCCTCTTAAGTCCCAGCCTCTGGCGGAGAAAGTTTTCAAGATCGGTCAAGGGGCAACTCACCCCTCTAGCAAACATCAGGAAAAGTATAGACGACATGCAAGGAACGGCAATATACCAATCCGTCAAAAACGGAAGCACGAAGAAAGCCAGCACGTTGGCCACGACAATGTAGCCATGAAACACAACCAGAGCAGCAAGGGCGATTTTCAACGCCTTTTTTTCCATGTCAAAGAACCAGACAACAAAAGGAAACACAGGGAAAAAAACTGAACCACCACCACAGCCTTGGTGGACAAAAGCACGGGATGCATATCGCCCACTAATCCTCCCACTCCTCGCACATCTGGACCAGAAGATACAAGATGATCTTGTCACTCATTGGCCTCGGCCTCCCGGTCTATCCATTCCTGAACCATTTCATTCCAGAGGTTGATTCCAGATTGCGTTGTGAAGTGCAGGGCCACGAGATTGCAATCCTCACACACAACGCCACTAAACAGTGAGCCTTCTATGGCCCGGTAGTTTTCTTTTATATCCGGTATACCCCCACAGTCGGGGCAGTCTAAGATTGGTTGTTCCATTACTCGATCTCCTTACCGTCTACGAGAACCGGGCAACTACACTCTAGTATCAGCCGGGCACCACAGGACAGCAAGGGTTTCTTTGGGCTGTAGATCAAAACGGAAGGGCCGAGTACCTCCACTCGGGAACCGTAGTAGTTATTTTTACGGTGTTTCACGGTAATCGGGGGAGAGACATCATCGTCTCGGATGTTCGCCCTAATTACATGCTGGTTGACGTGTATTCTCTTCTTAGCCATAGGTGCGCAACGCGACCTTTCCGGGGGCAAACCCCCTTCCTGATCTGGCTGGCGACTGCCTGCTGGCTACGAGTCTAGTGTTTGCCCCCACCGGGATGGAAGGTTCACCATAGCCCGGAATTGCATTCACTCGCTCCCAGCATTGGGCTTGCGAGGCCCACCGGGTAACAGTCAGAGAGACCGGAGACACCCGCTTCAGATGTCTCGGGCGATGGAGCAAACCCGCCCTGTAGTTTTCTTGCCCCGAATTTGTCTCGCCTTCAGCCGATTTATTTCGTCTAGTTGGCAGGAACATACTAGGTACGATAACCGTTAAGTCAATCGTCTCCGTGGTTTTTTTTAGAAACCAGTTCCATCAAAAAGATCCATGCAGTCGCCATTGCAGCAGCCGCAATGATCAACTTGGTCATCACGGCACCCGCTTTTTTCTGTGTCCGGGCGTAAAGCGACGGTTCCATTTGAGTGCAGCAAACTCGACTTCGTCAGTCCAGCTTGTCGACGGCTTGACGTGGCAGCTTCTCTCGGTGCAATGCACCAGCCACTGCATGCCCTCGCCTTCGTCCTCAACGTACATCCAATCGGGATATTCGCCACAGAACGGACACCTGCTCAGGCGATACAAACCGCATTCATCCCAGATTGAATCTCCCGGCTCCAAGTGCATGTACTTACTGCATCCATTCCTGATGTCTATTCCACCCTCGAACGCTCCACCGTCCATATCCGCTTCCTTACAAACAGCTCGTCATCCTTGAACCTCACGACCAGCCCGCCAAACTGCGGTGTCGTGAGTCTCGCCCCGGCGATCTTCCACACGAACGGCGTCTTGCCCTGCCAGCAACCAGTGACGGCTGCGATAGCGTGCCCCGTGGACGTTCGCCCCTTCCTTGTTGATGCGTCGCTCCCAGTGGGGATCTCGCACATGATGTACCTGTGTCGGTGGGATCGGATGATAGCATCCGGCGGTCGTCGTCCCCACTTGGCAGATTCTACGTACTCTTCGATGAGTTCTTTGAACACCGCCGTGGCTTCGTAAGCAGCCGAAGATGTGGTTCCGACGTGGTGTAGGAAATGCACGAGCTTTGGTCCGCACATTTTCCACAAGTCCCACCGTGCGTGCTGCCCTTCTTCGTTGGGAATGGCACCGAGACGCTTGGCGAGGTTCTCTTCGTCTCTTGCCGACTTTCCAACGTGCGCCTCCGTCCCGCGTATATGGTAATAACGTCCCTCGCAAGCCTCCACAATCGGTGCCATGCACTCGTAGGCAATAGCCGCCTGATCTTCGAGGTTGTGGCTGATTTGGGTGGTGCTTCCGTGGTGGACTCCATCGACAATATCTCCGTTGAAGACGACGGCGTAGGGTTCTCCACGGGTCGCGAGGGGAACAAACTCATCCCAGAACTCCCTCCACATCTTCCAGATCTTCCTCTGGAGCTTGCTCGGCTTGTACATCCCGCCCTCGTCCATGAATACCCCGCCGGGGGGGCATAGGCCGAGACGGCAGCCACAGTGAGTGTCTGAAACCACTACGAGGTTGTTGACTTGTTCTTTAGCCATCACGCCTCCCTTGCTTGTTATTCAAAGCCTTCACAGACACCGAGGTCCGGGGCAATGGCAGAGGCTGGGCTTGCAGCACCCTCTCTGAACAGAACGAGAGCAATCAGGGAATAGACCGCGAGATCCCTCAGGGAATCCTCAACACCCTCGTTGGAGAGCGTACCCTTCTTGCAAAATGTCTTCAGTCGCGACACCTTGTCGTTCATCCTGATCAGGCACCCCTGCCAAGCGGGGACGCCGAATTCCTCGGAAGCCCGCACGTTGGCGAACGGGTCTTCGTTTGTCCCGTAGTCTTGCTGTTTCTTGTCGTGGAGGAGTCCCAGTTGTTCTAGCTCCTCGTGGAAAAACTCGCTGCCCCGGTTCATCAGTACGCTCCAGATGTTCTGTACGACCTGCGGATCTGTCGTCGCGAGTCTCGCAAAGAGGCCCTTGTCCCGTAGGATCTTGCAGCCTCCCCGGCACTGATGCCCTCGCTCTCCAGCCACGACAAAGCCTCTTGTTTTTCAAGACGCAGCCTCTCTCTTCTGTCCTCAAGGATAGCCTTCTTCTTCGCATAGGGAAGCCTTTTTTCTTCCCTGCTGAGGCTGGTCTTCAGGTTGGGGGGTCTCTTGGCAAGGATTCTCGCCTTGGCCTTTATCATATTGCGATGGATCTCGTCTGCAACTGCTGCAATTTCCGCAGACTCGTCGCCATCTCCCCACCATTTCTTGGACAGGATATCCGTTGTGATCTGCCTAGACCGCTTGTGGGCGTCCTGAATTTTTTCTTTGTCCATTCTTGACGGGTTGTCGACATTTAGGTCGAGGGTCCGACAAAGCTCCGCCGCGAGTCCGCCAGCCATGCGGCAGTACTCTTCGTACTGATCAGGCGACATCCACGTCTTCTTCTTCTTGATCGTGAGGTACCGGTTGGGTGCCTCTGGACCGGCCCACTGGTTGTCCGGGTTGTTGACGTTGTAATTACGAAGAGTTTCGTCTCCAACAAACTGGTGGGTCGTCCGAATCTGTGCGGGAACAAGCAACTTGTACAGGAAGTCGCCCATCCCAAGACCCTTGCCGAAACTCTTGTGCCTCGGGTAGTCCCTTCCCCACATGTCTACTTTCGGGAGATCCTCCACCAGACCCATCGCTGGAAGCACTTCGGTTCGACGGGCAAGCCCCTCTGCCCAACTGGACAGCTTGTCCGACGAGGTCTCGCCGTAGACCTTGCGGTCTGGCATCCTGTCCTGCGTTGCCCTTGCCGGTGCCCGGAACAGGTTGGGAATCCAAGACACCGCCATGCTGGTTGCCCACCCGCCAGCACCCGTGGCGAATTCGCCCTGAGCAGTCTTCTCGACAGCCCGCTGCAAGTCCCCGAGTCCTCTCAGGAATGTCTTCTCCTTGAACTGCTCGTAGAGACCCACGAATGGGTTCGCTATGTCTCCGACGCCCTCGCTCCGCTTGATAGAATTGGCGACATCCACTGTGACGCCCATGAGTGTCGCGAAAGGCTCGATGCGGGAGTAGCTGATCCACCGGTCGGTAAACGGCAGCTTGACCGAGTAGGAGGGGAGGCTGCCCTCCCTGCCGCTGGGATACCTTTCTCGCCCCATAACGACGGACTGTTCTGTCCCCGTGATCCAAGGGTCTTCGTCGTCCTGACCCATGATCATCAGCAGGGGTATCCCGACGAGGATTGCGTTGGCAACATCCTCGCCCAGTTCCCCCACACGGTCCTCGATGATTTCTCCGTCTTTCCGCATTTGGTTCCACTTCTGCATCTTGGGAAGCCAGTTCAGCGGACTCATCGACACCCCGGTCCTGAAGATGTTCACGGGGGTCACGACAAACGGAACAATGAACCGGAGGAGAGGGATGGACTCTCGCGACTCGATAACCTTCTGCCCGACCTTGCCCAGCTTACCGGCTTCCGACAAGGGGGTCTGCCAAGTCTGCCGGAGAGCCTCGTTGTACGCTGGCATCCATATTTTCTCAGCGCGAACCGCCGGGTCGAGGAGTCCCTCCATGAAGGCTGCCTTGCTCTCGGGGTCCAGCTTCCCTTCCCTGACCTGCTTGTTTGCGGCCCGGTACGCAAAGCCAGCCGCGTAGCTGTTGGTGAGGCAGGTCTTCATCCATTCGTCCACTGCGAGCAGGCCCCTCTGTGGCGCACGGACTACCCTCCCGAGGTCCGTCTTGCGCCTTCCGATCTTGAACTGCGGCCCGCCAATGGCAGTCGACTTCCCCTCTGTTATCCTGTTGGCTCTGGTAGCATCCACCTCAAGCCCGGAACTGAACAGCTTGTCCTCAAGGACGTGCTGCTCTGTCCGCCACGCCTCAAGCCCGTTGATTCTGGCCTCGGCGATTGATGTCGCGAGCAGGGACTTGACCACCGCCGCCTGCTCCGCAAAGGTGGGCAGGTCAGGGCTGTTGAGGAAGGTGTTGGCTGCGGCGAGAATGTTTCTCTTGATGGCGATTTCGTAGGCAGCGAACCCGAGTGTTCCGATAAGGTTGGCAATCTGGGTGGCCGGTCCACTGAGGATGGAGTTTCTCCAGTACTCGAACAGCTTGTCGCTCAAGCTGGAGTTGTACTGGCCAATGTTGTCCAGCAGCCTTCTGGCGTCGGACGGGTTGCCGATGATGGTTTCGATCTTGTCGAGATCCCATCCGCGAGTCTTGAGGAACTCTTGAAGTCCGTGGAGGTTCTTTTTCTTCTTGCTCTTCCCGTACTTCCATTCGTTGAACAGCTTCTCCGCCTTGTCGTGCCGATCCTTTCTGGCATAGTCAATCATCTTGTCCTTGATACTCTTGGGCGGCGTCATCAGTGCCTCCCCGAGAGCCTTCTTGATTCTCTCTTCCGGCGAGAGCTTTCTTCTGTAGAAGTTCAAGAGGCGGCCAAGCTCCGACCCAACTCCCAGAAATCTGTCCGTTGCGTTCGCACAGCTTTCAATGAGTTCCTTGTTGTCCCTGTCCTCGAACCAAGCGTCGTACTCCTCGTCCATGAGCTTGTGGGCGTTGATGACGTCTGTCGTGCTGAGGGTGGCCTTCTTCTCAGCGAAGAGGCGGATCTTTTCGTTCAGGATCTCCTTGGCATTCGGCTTGGCCCAGCGTGAGTCCGCGACAGCGGTCTCCTTCGCCCAAGTGGTCGGGTTGTGGTTCGAGTAGTACTTCTCGATAAGGTCGACGTATTCCCTGAGCTTCTCCGGGTCGGAGATCGTACCGGCAGGGATCGACCCGCCCCTCTTCTTGAAGCCCCACCGCTTCTTCTGTTCGGCGATAGTTGTCCCTCTGCGGGAGAACTGCCAGAAGCCACTTTGATCGGGGAAGCCGGGGTTCGGGTCAGGCCAGCCCTCGACAGGCTTGTTTCGCTTGTCACGCCGACGACGTTCACCTCTGGCCTTCAGCTTCTCCAGTGCCATCTCGTCCGATTCCCGACGCTCAACCCTGTCCTGCCATTCCTCCATATGGTACCTGTCAGACTCCTCTTGCTCTGCGAGGTTCATCCGCTCTACCAAGCTCGCCCTTCTCTCCAGAAGTTCTTCGAGAACGCTCTCCTCGAAAGCCTTCTCTGCGTCGTTGTACCTCTGCTCGGGATCTTCGGCCATTCGCACAAGGTTGTCGTCCGTCTTCTTGATGCGGGCGTTTACATCCTCAAGCAGCTTCTCTTCAGCGGTCATGTCTTCGGCGTTGGCTCTCCTGATGTTCGCCCGGACAATCCCCTGAATCATGTTGATGTCGTCTTGCAGCTCGTTTCTCTCCACCACAAGATCCTCGATCTCGTCCTCCAAGTTTCTGAAGGTCATCTCGAAGTCTTTGCCGCCCACGATCTTGACGTTCTCAATGTCTGTTGTGAGCCGGGCAATCTCGTCGTTAGCCACGCCAACACTCTTGATAAGGCTGGCCAGCAGTCCCGGCGAGTGGTCGGGGTGGAACTTCCGAGAGAACTGCATGTTGGCCTCAGCCTGCCTCTCGATAGCCTTTTCCTTCGCCCTCTTTTCATTCAGGCGAATAACCAAGTGCTGGACCTTCTTGGCCTTCTTGTGCGCCTCCCTCATCTTCTCGTTGGCGATGGCTCGTGCGGACTTCGGGCTTGCCTCAAGCTGCTCGTCGAGGTTCTCCAAGTTGGCGTCGTGCTGGCGGACCTCTGCGTAAAGGTCTTCCGTCACGAGATGCAACTGATCCCCGCTAAGCTCGGGCATCTTCGGGGGAGTTGTTGTCCCTATGTTCGAGAGGATTCTCTTGGCCGCTCGCCGCTCTTCTGCGTTTCCGTCTTCCAGAGCGATTGAGGCGTAGGCCTCGATCTCGTCGAGAAGCTCCGGCGATTGCTCGCCCTCCGCGATGCTCGCCGACCACTCGTCGACATGGGCCTTCCAGTCTCCCTTGAGGGACTTCCTGACAACCTCAAGGTCTTCTTGCATTTCGTCGTACACCGAAAGGCCTCGCAGCCATTCAGGAATCTGCATCTCCAAGAAGTTAGCCGAGGCAACAGTCTCTCGGATGAAGTTGGCTACACCGGTAAGCTCCCTCACGTCTTCGTACTGGAGTCCTCGGAGGGAGTAGCTGACGGGATCGTCCTCCATGTCATTGATCTCGTCCTCCAACCGGTCTATCGCATCCGACAAATCCTCATCCTCGTTGAATTTGTCTCTGTGCCTAAGCTCCTCCAGCTCTTTCTTCTTGTCTGCGATCTGCTTCCTGATGTTGCCGCCAACCTCCTCGGTCACCTTTTGGAGGGGGGTGAGTAGGCCTTGCTCTTCGAGCGACTGCCAATTCTTCATATATACAGGAGCTTGGGCTGCTAGCGGTGCCTCGACGGCAGGCTCGGCGGC